AGGTGAAATAAATAATATGGGATACATACAGGTATTTCCACCATTATTAGGAATTACATTTTTAGTTTTTATATTGTTATTTACACAAAATTTAGTATAAAAATAAAAATTGAAACTTTATTTACCAAAAATTAAATAAAAACTTTTAACTATGTCGGTAAACGAAAAAACTATTCAAATAGTTAAAGAAATACTTTCTGTTTTTTTTTCTTTAAAAGGACGGTCAAGTTTTCTTGAAACAATAGACACTAATACATTTAAAACTTTTTTAAATAAGGTATGTTTTACAAATATACCTTATTTAAAAGAATTATTAGATCAGGTAAATAACCACAACCCTGATAATTTTCTTTCAGTTATTGGAACACTATATGATGTTTGCTCTGCTTCTAAAAATAATTTTTATGTATTAGTTGAAACAGAATTTAAAAAAAACTCATTTATTTTTCCTTTAGAACAAGAAGTTAAAGATAAAATTATTTTTAACAAAAATTACAATTTATTTTTTACTATAAAACATCTAAATACAAAAATATATATTAATATGTATCGTAATTTTAATATTATCAAAGAATATATCGTACAAACTCCATGTGGTCAATTTCAATATTTAAAACATCCAGCGGTATCTATTATTTTGCCATGCAACATTATTAAATCTCTTGTTCAAAATGGATTTGTTTTTCCTGTTTTATCACATGATTCTTCTAGAATAAATCTGGATGAAAAATGGAAGATGTTTTATGATATGGAAAAAAATAAAAATATTTTACAATGTTTGACAAATGTTACAACTACTTATGTTAAACAACTATCACAACAAATTAGATATTTTAATATACCACTTGATAACAAAATATGTAGTAATATGTGTATAATAGCGTGGCTTTCACACTCTATGTTTTTTCACAATGGTTCAAATTTTGATAAAGCATTATTATATGAAATAAAAAAATATGAAATGTGTTATCGTAAGGATATAGATATTCAAGTTAAAAAGAAGCATAAAAATGAAACTATTGAAAAGGAACAACGTAAAAAATCTAAAATTGTAATGAAAGAACTTTTAATTGAAATAAACAAACGTCTTCAATTTAACTGTTGTATTTGCCAAGATTTGCGAAAATGTAAAATTACAACAACTTTATGTAATCATTCTTTTCATAAAACCTGTTTAATCCAGTGGCAACAAGTAAAAAATACTTGTCCGTTATGCCGTATACTATTAAATTTTAACTTTTGAAAAGTATTAAGTTTTAAATTAATTTATAGTAATATTTTCATATATTATGAAAATGTAAATATTAATTATTTGCAAAAAATATAGAACCGTTTAATTTTTATTACTAAATTTTAAAAATATTAAAAATATACCGTGTAAAATAACCAATAACAATTTTTTTTACATATAAAAACTTAATTTTTATTTTTGTTTTAACCAGGAACATATTTTACACGGTATATTATTTTACCATTTTCGTCTTTTATTATATTCACTTTAGCTATATTTTTTATATTTGTATTACTTATAATTTTATATCTTTTAATAAGTGTGCAATTTTCAAATTTTTGATACATTGTTTTTGATAAGTAATTATCATAGTTTTGTTTACTCATTATAGTTTATTTTATTTTAAAAACTTAATAAAATATAAAATCAATTTTTTTTATATAATACCAACCATATTCGATAATCGGTCTGATATTTTATTAAGTTTTTTTAAAAAAATAGTATTGTCTTGAGACGTATTTGATTTAGACGCTGAATTGTGTGTTTGTTCTAACATATTATCTTTTTTTAATTTTAATATTTGTAACGTACCGCGTATATTTTTTGGTTTCCACGCAATACTATTTCCAATACCAGACTCAATCATTTTAAACGATGTATTACTTAAAATATGATTATTCAAATAACCTCTTAACATTTTATTACATATTGGTATATCAATTGGTTCATCGCCAGTTCTTTTACCTTTTTCTAATTCAACCCACCAAAAACTTTTACTATAAAACTTTGGTATAGTTTTTTTATTTTTATCATTTTTGTCATAAACAACATTAATTTCTTCTTTTATTAAACATCTTAATCCCCAACAAGATATTATATTTGCAATATCTGTAAACTCCCACATTTGATTGTTTTTTTCATAATCTTTTAGGTTACCATATATTGCAAATAGCTCAGCAATATTTTTCCATAATTTAGAACATCTTTCTTTTTGAAAAGAAAGATTGTTATTTTTCATAACCCACGGAACATAATTAATATAAGAAGTATATATACCATATAATAATGATGAGTCATTTGATAGTTCCTTTAATATTGCTTTAATATTCATATTATTATCATGTCTTATAATTCGTTCTAGTGAATATAAAGGACCCAATCTTTTATTTTTTAGCATTTTAATGTTAATTTTTGTAACTGGTGTAATTTGAGTATTAAATATTTCTTCCTTTTTTACTTCAGATATTTCTTCCTTTTTTACTTCAGATATGTCAAAGCAATCAGGGTTATTGTAATTTTCTAAACTGTGTGTAGAATTTAATATTAATTCAAAATAATTAATTATTTTTCTAACATCTCCTCCTGAATTTTTACATATATTTATTTGATCACTATAACTATTTTGTATTTTTATTAAATAGTTATTTGAATATTTAGTTATAAATATATTTAAAATATATTGTAATATTTTGTGCATATCTTTAATTGTTCTAGGATATAGTCTAAAATATAAAGAAGTTCCCATTAATGGTCTTTTTCCTTTGAAATATTTATTTCCAATAAAAATAATTGGAATTCCAATTGATTTATTATTTTTTATAAATTCTTTTACTTTTTTAAAAACTTCTAATGTAGCTAAACACATATTTTCAAAATCATCAATTATTATTGCTTTATGAAATCCATTTGGGTAAGATTTTTTTTTTAATATTTCTAAAACATCTCTAAAACATAATGATTGATATAAAAGATCTCTTTCCTGTTTTATTCGTAAATTTGATGATATAAATTCACGAACAGTAAAACCTTCTTGTTGCAAAACTAATTTTGCCAATACAGATTTACCAGTACCAATAGAACCTGTTATAAAACATATTCTTTTTGAATGATAAGGGTCTTTTTTTACTTCTATCGCCCATTTTTTAATTCCATCAACTGATACTTTATTACCTACAAAATCTTCTAATGTTTTTGGATAAATTTCATTTTCCATTTTTACTTAATATATTTATATTGTTTATATTGATTTACGTGTTTATGTAATTTAACATTTATTTGCAACGCCTATCCAAGAAGCATATGGATTAGCTGCATCTTCAGTTTTCCATGTTCCATCAACGGTACATTTTGTAGGGTCTATTATATTAGATTTAGGACCACATTTTTTTATCCAGTCGCACCTATTACGTAAAGCCATACAATTACCAGTATCATCTTGACATTTTTGCCAATCACTTATTGTATCAAAATCTTTAGTATTATTGTTATAATCATCATAACAGTTTTTTTTTTTACCTATATCGTCTATAGGAATACTATAAACGTTTTGACAAATACTTTTGCCATTTTTTTTTCCTTTATAAACCCAACCAGTTGGGCAAATAACTCCAATTTTTTCCATATACTCTTCATCTGGCCATGGTGGTTCTTCTTTAGGTTTATATTTCTTTAAAGCTTTTGCTATATAATATAGTGTAATTACTGTTAAAGAAATAAGACCAACTAATGCTAAAATCTTAATTATAATATTAAAAATATCCACCATCGTATATTATAAACTACTTAAAATATATTTTATATAAAAATTGATTTTTATTTTATGTTATTTTTATACTAATATACAAAAATAAAATCAAAAATGGATAATAAAAAAGCAAATAAATTACTTGAAATCCAACTGGATATATACGAAAGACATTATGTTACTATAAATAACTTAGAATATATTACATATTCTGACAATTACGTAAATGGATATGTTGGTGAAATACCATCACCATTTAGTAGTACTAAAGTATGTTCATTGTATATTAAAAAATTATTATTAATGTTTAGTAGGGTACAACAAACTATAAACATTTTTGTACCAGTAAAATTTAATAAAGATGACATATTTCAAATATATTGGAAAATTATGAATGATATTTCAAATATGGTAACTTTTTTTCAAAATAATCCTAAATTTGCAAATATTTATAAAGGAAGAATAAATTATTTTGAAAAAGAAATTAAAGAAACATATATTAATTTAAAAAATGTTGTTCAAGTTGAACGTATTAAATGTCTTAAAAATAAAATACAGAATATATTATAATATATTTTGTATTTTTACTTAATAGTTATGTTAATAGAAAGTAACAATAGAACAGCACCTGGTTGCCTATCACCATTTATTCCAACGTTTAATAGTAAAATATATTTTCAACAAATTAAAAATATTAATCCAAAACCTAATGATAACATTTCACTTTGCAAAAAGCAAATCGATACAAAAGACATTAAAAACAACTTAAAAGTTCTTGAACCATATGTGGTTGATGACGGAAAAGCGAAAAAAAGGACATCCAAAATATTACAACATTGTGGTTATTTTGATTAATTTTATACTATAATTATTTAAATTTTATTTAAATTTTATGATTATTAACATATGGAATTTCTGTTGAAATAATTTTTCCAATATCTTCTAAACTTTCACCTTTAATCATACATGCTACTTTTGTACATGATAATTGAAGAAGGGTTTGAATATCCATATAATTTGCAGCTCTGATTAATTCATATAAATTTTGTTTAGCTGTAATTGGATCGCCCATTATATCATTTTCAATATAATCAATATCCCATTTACATTTAATATTTTCAGAAAAAATATTAGATTTTATTTTGTCAGGAGAATTGTCTTGAGGTACTGGTTCATCAATGTGATGTTCTAAATATAATATTACTTTACTTAATATTTCAGATGATACATTTGGACATAGTAATTCTTTTTCATCACATTCTGATAATGTTTTAAGAAGTTCGGACATATGAAACGAATCTCCATTAATTAGAAATTTTTTATTATCTTTACTTACAAGTGTATAACTTTTTTTAATACCATCAACATTATCTAATCCAGATTCAACATTAACATTATCTAATCCAGATTCAACATCTTTAACTTCATTAATATAATTTTCTAAAGGTGTTACTACACTTTCTAATAAATTAGTATGAATACGTGTAATTGTAATATCGCTTTCAGATTTTGATTCGTTAATTCCTAACATTTTTTAGTTATATTTTTAGTTATATTTTTTTATAATCAGTTTAAATAATCAGTTTAAATAGTATTCAATTTTTTTTTAACAATTTTTTTTTAACAATTTTCTTTTACTATTCTGGGGTAAAAATATCGGGTAGCGTGATACATAAATAAAATAATTGATAATCCTAACAATAGTCCCCAAACACGATTATCTGCTTTATACCCCTTATATGCAATATATGCCAGTAATGGAACAACTATACTAATATGAAAAATATAAATAATTAATAATGTACTTCTTTCTTGTTTATTTTCTTCAATACATGATGTGACATCGCGAGGATAAATTATTCTTAAACCATGGTATAATAATGCTATAAATGCAACTGTTCCTACTACAAACCAAATATTATTATTTGCTTTTCTACCATACCATCCCAAATAAAATAAGAACGGTGCTATAAAAAGAGAATGTAATGCATATATTTTTTTTTTGTAAATTAATTCTTGTTCTTTTACCAATGGCAATGTATCTTTTTTTACTTCAAAACGTCGTTGTGGTTTTGCCCACGAATCTAATGTCGCTATTGACAATGGATATGTACCACTATATAATTGTGCCGAACAATTATATAAATAATCATACCACGCGATTGCAATATATGTTACCAAAAATATTACTGGTAACATAAATGGGTTTTGATAAGGAAGAATCCAGTACAGTATCATAATTATTATCCCAATTATAATACATTTAACATTTTTAACAAATGGTTGATCGGCAAATATTCCTCCGGCCATTACAATATACTATTTATCAATATAATTTCAATAAAAAATAGTTGATTATGTTTAACTTATTCACATCTTAAACCATTTTCGGTATATGTTAATGCTGAACCAGCACAGCATTCTATATATCCACTTGGACAATAAGGGTCTTCATTT